TTTGGGCTATTCATAAAGACTGTGTGCTCAATGACGATAGCATCGATATTCTCAAATGTAGAAAAAAATGCTCTCACCTTTGCACCAGCATCGACAACCTTGTCGTATGCCGTAATGCCATCAAAGTTTATCTTTCCATACTTAACCAATTCTTTATCTTTGTAGATAGCAAATGCAAGACTATTAGTACTGGCATCAATAGAGCAGATTGTTTGTGGTTGATCTACCAAGTTGCTAATCTTTACCATTGATAAGTCCCTTAATGTCTTTGAGTGCTTTAGCTACGTCAGTTGGGTTTACCTCGCAGGTTTGGCATATGGCATCGTCATTGTAAATGGAAAGAGGGACACCACACGATTTGCAGTGTCTCCTCTTACCTACCCTGTTCTGGATACGTGTTCTAGCGTAGCGTTGTGCTATCTTTTCTTTGGTTGCTAATTCCCTACATTCGGGTGAGCAATAAATCTGATAAGATATCTTTGCTTCGAATTGGTTATCGCACCATTCACAGTGTTTGTTTTTCATCTAACGGCTCCAGAGATTTAATTTTTATCTCTCCAGAACCTGCATCATCACAAACCTGACGGATTGGACAAGTCTTACAGATTTTTGAGTTTGAACGATAGTTTTTCTCTGGCAGGGTTTTGTCCTCCCATGCCTTTCGAACTGTTCTCATCCACTCAAAAGTGTTCTCTACCCACTCAAACATGTACTGATTTAATTCTACAGGAAAAATCAGAAGTTCGTGATTGTTCTTGTTCTCATAGATCAGAATTGCTTTGTTCTTATTGAGGATCTTCATGTAGATAAGTAGCTGAACCATGTGACCCAGCTTTGGCTTACCTGCCATTTTACGATACTCAAAACCTTCATTCGGCATTGTCTTAATCTCACCAAGTAGTTCTGCATCTTCCCAGTTTAGGATAACGTCACCATAGCCGAAGATCGGTGGATCATTATATGTTACCTTAAACTCGGAATCAACAAGCAGACCTGGGACATTACCCATAGCTTCCTGAATTCTTTCGTGTGCCTTTGTACCAGCAGTCATGTTGGCACCGCCGTAGGCATCTGCGTTGTCTGTAAAGTTAGCACCTTCGAAGGCTAGGTACCAGTAACGAGGACACTCTCCATGAGAGAATGCAATCGTGCTAGGTGCAAAGGTCTTCTTGGTCTGAAACTTATCTACACGATTAATTGTGTATCCAGAGTTAATCTTTTCAATCAGTGCATCTTTGTCAATGAAAGATGGACGAGAAGAAACCTTGTCCTCTACCTTGAGCATTACTTGTTGCAATAAACTTTTAGCCATGTTAATACTAGCGAGTAATATACTTCAGAGCTGACACAAGGTTATTGATTGCCTCGGCAGCGGTGTAGTAGATATTCTTCTTCGCTCTATCTCCTTTTTCTACATTGGTAAGCCAAGTGGCTTTAAAGGACATCTTCGCAGCAATTGCTTGCAGACGAACGATCTCCACTGTTGCAACATTTAGTGGTACATCTGGTTTGATAATTAGTTTAGCAATGAAGGTTAGGGCTGTAGTCAGCTCTTCATCATCCATGTATTCTGCAATGTCTACTAGACCATTTACTTGCTCTAGCGTTGTTTGTTGTGGTTCCATTTGTTTCCTTAATGTTATGTTTCTATTATACACTATCAGGTGGCAGTTGGTCAAGTATCATGTCTAACAAGGACAACTCAATGATTGCTAGTCTTGTTTTAATACCCTCTTCGCCAAGGACAACTACGATTGCTGGATTGTCATTATTACGAATAGCATCGGTAGTTGCCTTAGCCCAGACCTCTTTGTTAAGGGTAAAGGATTTACCAACCTCTTTGAAGTCAACGGTAAACCCTTCCCATGAAGCATCGCCCTTGTGAGTGCCACGACCAGAGTTCTTGTGCTGTTTAGCACCGAGTCTTTTGGACTCACCCCTCTCGCTCATAGTCTTCCTTCTTTTTCTTTGTGCTAAGGCTGACCTTGCTCACGTGTTTATCTGGACACATCCAAGTCAATTCTTTTTCTTCTGGATATGACCTTACGGTCTTTACCTCAACCTTGCAGGTGTGGCAAGCAAACGAGCCATGGTAGATGTTATAACGCCCCATTAACCATTTCCTTAATCTTGTCCTGTAGATCTAGATCTTCACGAACACGGTTTACGAACTTGTCTCTACCCTGCAACTTGTCTTCGGTTCCTGGAATGATGTACCAAGCCCCTGTGCGTTCGATGAGACCCATCATTTCCGCAGTATCAACAAGGTCACCGATAGAATCGATACCCACCATAGGACCTCTGAAATAGAAGTCGTATTCGCCACTTTGAAACGCAGGACTCGTCTTACTAAATTGTAACTCCCAACGAACCTTGCGACCAATCTTTTCTTCAATGAGCTTGTCTCCAATAGCAATCTTACCCTTGATAGCCTGATTGTCAGACTCAGAGCTAAATAGTTTAATGACGGTTGAAGAATAGAACTTAGTAGCCTGACCGCCTGTTGGCTGTTGACTTGTATACATTGCAGAGATGTTATTGCGGCTCTGACTAATAAGGACAAAAAGTGTAGGCTTGACCTTATTATTTGCATAGTTGAGCATCTTCCACGCATTACTAAAGTCGCGTGACTCTGCTCCAATTTGTTTAGTATTTTCCAATTGCTTGAGTTCATCTGAATCCTTCTCAAAATAAATAGCAGGTAGTAGCGATGTAATTGAGTCAACTACAATCATATCTACACCAGCGTTCATTAGGTTAGTCCCCACATCTACCATCTCATTAATTGTACGAGCCTGTGAGACGATTAGGTTCTCTGTGTCTACCCCAAGTTTCTTAGCCCAGTCTTCAGAGTAGGACATCTCAGCATCAATCCATGCACAGAGCTTACCCTCTTCCTGTGCCAGAGCAATCATCTGTAGGCACAGAGACGACTTTGCAGACGACTTGCTTCCCCAGATCAATACCTGGCGACCCATGGGCAGACCACCAAGCAAAGCACGATTTAGACCGTAGCTAGGTGTGGGCTGATATTCAGTTTTAAATCCTACACCAGTGGTGAGACGCTTACGAATGCGTGGATCCAATGCCGCTAAGGCTTCTTCCATTGTTGTCATTAAAACTTTACTCCGTGCTTCTCTGGTCGTGACTTATTAAAACTAGTCTTGTTATTGAATGCTACTTGCAGGTCTGTATTGACATACTCGTGCTCTCGTAGACCAGCGTATAGATCAAGTGTGCGGATGATAATATCTGCCACCTCGTCTGCTACCGCCTCTGGTCCGTGTGACTTGCGGATAGCCTCCATAACTTCTACAGCCTCTGATACAATCATCATTAACTGCTTAGTCATAAAGATATCCACCTGCTCCTGTGGGGCATCTTCAACGATCCTCCAGAAACCTTTCTCTTTTGCTACCTCGTGTAGCTGTTTTGCCATATCATCTAGTGTTGCACTAAACATCGAATACATCCTCCATAATTGTTGTTCCGTCTTTAGTTTTACCCAAAGAGAATTTGTATACCTTACCTTCGTCAATCTTCATATACGCCTTTGAGTATGACGTAGGGAAGACTGTAACGCTGTGTAGGTCTCTGCTACCGTCTGCCAAGACCAATGAAGCCATCTTCTTGCCAGCCTTGGTAACCCTTGACTTGAATGATACAACGAATAGTTCGTCATTCTTGTAGGGTAACTGTCGGTAGTTTAGAATCTTAATCAGACCGCTAGGGTTACCCTTAATTTCATCTGCAGGGATAGCCGTAACAATTCGGTTATCGCTTGCTAGAATGATGTAGGTCTTTCCAGCCTCTACCGCTGACTGCTCCTCGTCGAAGATGCCAACGCTACCAGTCTTGTCTAGGATCTCAACTCGTGACCATCCCTTGCCTCGCTTGATAGTTTTGACCATACCCATAACAACGAACGCTCCCTTTTCCTCATACTCCTCAATGTCATTGATGAATGCGTGGTAGTGAGATGGCACAGAGATGTTGAACTCTGGCAAGTTTAGGTACTCATACAGGTTCTCCTTAATCTCTTCATCGTTACGTGGGTTATCCTCAAACGTTGCAGCACCTACTAGGCGAAGAGCTTGAAGAGCACGACTGTTGACCCCATTGCCTTTACCAAAAGTAAAAGCTTCCAAATCGGCAAACGACTTAAAGGGACGAGCATCAATATACTTAGTAGCAATGTTATCTGAAATAAATTTAATTGCTGATAGTCCAAAGCGGATTCCCTTACCTTCGATTTTAAAGTCCATGTCTGATTCATTGATGTGTGGTAGGCGAACAGGAATGCCCATACGCTTTGCCTCAATCAGATACTCTGTACGAGCATCCTTGTCGCTCTCGTTCTTCAATAGAGCGAACATGAACTCTAGTGGGAAGTGATACTTCAGCCATGCTGTCCAGTATGATAGCGTTGAGTAGGCTACAGCGTGGCTCTTGTTGAATGAGTAGCCAGCGTGAGCCTCAAAGTCGTGCCAGAGTTCTTCGGCTTCTTCTGGTCGAATGTGCTTTGAAGCACCCTTGACGAAGCGTTCCTTGAACACGTCAAACTCGCGAGCATCCTTCTTCTTACCAATGATCTTACGAACCTTGTCAGCCTCTGCCATAGACATTCCACCTAGTTCTGTACAGGCTTGCATAACCTGTTCCTGATACAAGATACATCCATAGGTGTCAATTGTAAATGGCTTCATCAACTGGTGGTGGTAGGAGATGTTCTGCTTACCGTGCTTACGGGCGATGTAGTCCTTGCCAATGGTGTTCATAGCACCTGGGCGAACCAGAGCGTTAGAAGCAGCCAACTCGTTAAAGTTCTTAACACCCATCTTGACTAGCAGGTTGGTGTATGGCGTGGCTTCACACTGGAACACACCCTTAGTGTAGCCATCGGACAGCATACGATATACGTTAGCATCTTCCATGTTGATAGCGTGTAGGTCAATCTTCTCACCTGTACGCTCTTCAATAATCTTGGTAGTGTCCTGAATAACAGATAGGGTCTTTAGACCCAGAGCATCGATCTTAATCAGACCAATACGCTCTGCCTCTTCCATGTCTACTGCCACTACTGGGATACGCTCCTTGCTACCTGGAGTTGTGCGTGTCTCTAGTGGAGCATACTTAAAGATAGGCTCCTTAGATGTTACAACACCAGCAGCGTGGATACCAGTACCGCGAATGCGACCACGAAGTTGCTCACCATAGTATTCAATCTCTGGATACTTCTGACGGAACTCTGCTGTCTGCTTTGAGTTTAGGTAGTCGTCCCAGTCGTCTACAAGCTTAAGTACCTTGTTAACGTCAGGTAGTGGGATGTTTAGAACACGAGCAATGTCACGAACGATACCCTTGCCCTTGAACTCTAGGAACGTAGCAATCGAAGCAACGTGACGATACTGGCGAACCAAATAGTCCTTTACTTCTTCTCGGCGTGAGTCCTGGATATCTGTATCGATATCTGGGAAGTCATTACGCTCTGGGTTGATAAATCGGAAGAACAGCAGACCATGAACGATTGGGTCAATGTCTGTAATCTCTAGGGCGTAGCAGAGCAGGGAACCTGCAGATGAACCACGACCAGGACCGACCATGATGTCTTCTTTCTTAGCCCATGCAATCATAGAACGCACGACTAGGAAGTATGGACCAAAGTTCTTGTCCTCAATAATCTTTAGTTCTTCTTCAAGTCTGTCTATATATTCCTGCTTGTCTGCCAATCCCTTTGCACGAAGACCCTCTAGGGCAAGGTCACGAAGTTCCTTGTCTGGGTTCTGGTACTGAACTGGTAGCAGGTCAGCGTGGTCTTGGATATCATAGTCTTCAATCTGGTCTGCAATATCCTTGCTGTTCTGGTACATGTCTTCACGGTCAATACCCTGCTTGAGCATAGCGTTACGCATCTCTTCATCAGATAGCAGGTGGATTTCAAAGTCCTTGAATGACATCTGACGATCTGCACCATATAGATAGTCCAGCTTATCATTTAGATTGTCAAAGTCTTGTGTGCCAGCAAACGTGGTGTCTGCAACAGTCTTGTTGGAATAAGAGTTTAGGATTAGTTTAAGTTCCTGAATCTCTTTCTGGCTAGTGTCTGCGTGGTGGCAGTCTGGAGTGATAACAGGCTTGACACCGAACTCATCAGCAAGGTCAAGTAGCATCTTGTTGACTTCTGGTGGGTTGTGTGGCATAACCTCAATGTAGTAATCGTCACCAAAGGTTTTCTTCGCCCATAGTATGTGCTCCTTGGCTACTGCTAGATTGTCTGCTTCGATAGCCTTGCATAGAAATCCTGATAGACAGCCTGAAGTAATGACTAGACCCTCTTTATACTTCTCTAGAACTTCCCAGTCCATGCGAGGCTTCTTGTAGAAACCTTCAGTCCAGCCAATCTCATTAAGCTTGTTAAGATTCTCTAGACCCTGTGCATTCTTGGCTAGGATGATAAGGTGATTGTAGTTTAGGTTCAGTAGGTCAGTCTTGTCCTTGTCTTCGTGGTCAAAGCGATCCTTGCAGATGTATCCCTCAACACCCAGGATTGGCTTGATACCTGCCGCCTTTGCGGCACGATACATCTCTCGGTGTCCAGATAGTGAACCGTGGTCTGTGATTGCGATAGCGGTCATGCCAACAGAAACGGCACGATCTACGTATTCTTGTGGTGTGGCAATGCCATCAAATAGGCTGTAGTGTGTGTGAACGTGAAGTGGAGCGTAGCTCATGTTTTCCTTCGTTAGTAGTTAGAGTATAAGTATACTGGATTGGACTATACTTGTCAAGTGCTTTGGTAATAAAAGTGAGGGTGGGGAACGAATCACCCACCCCCACAGCTTATTGGTTACCAGTCAATGTTGGTTGATGTTGCTGAAGCACTCTCAAAGCCGAAGTAGAAATTCTCCTGCTCATCGTAAGCAACTTCACGAACAACCTTCTCAAGGTCAAATGCCTCAATCTGAGTCCATGCGTATGGCTCTGTGTCTGGCTTGGTTGGAAGCAAGGTGTAGTTGGTTTCAGTTCCCTGACCATTACGCTTGATCTTCCATTCAAGGTTTGAGATTGAACCAGTCTCTAGTGCGTACTCACGAATTGTGTTGAACGCTGACTGCTTGCTGATTCCCTGCGACCATACTGCAACGTATGGTGCTTCTAGACCATCGTCTACTAGCACATTGCAGTAGAAGCGTAGGCGTGAACGCCAGCCTGACTTTGGTTCCTTGCGAGCCATCTCACAGCCGTAGCAACGACCTTCTGAATCGACCGTGCAAGCAGCCTTACGCTTGTAGTCTTTTGGATTGGTGTGTTCTGCAATTACTACAGAGAGACCACGAGCCTCATTGTAGTTTGCTGAATCTGCATCCAGTTCTTCGATAAATCGAATCTTTGCAGATTGTCCATCTGCTAGTTTTACCCAACGAACCTTTGGTCCATTGCTTTCATATTTTGGCTTATCCATAATTGCATTGATATCTTTTAGCCCTCTGATAATACTCATGTTTGATCTTCTCCTATGTTTTTGATCGGTATACTAGTTTAGCATACTAGCGATGGTCTTGTCAAATGTTTCATCAAGATTTTTTATATCTTCATCTGACATATCGCCAATATCCTTGTATTGTTTATCTAGTGTGATTACGCTAACACGGGAGCCTAGTCTTTCGATTAGCTTGCTCTTCATGTTACCGCCAGCCTCATCGTTATCAGCAATAACGTAAATGTTATTGAAGTACTTCTGAAGTAGGTCTGTTTGAAAGCTGGAGACGTTAGCACCTAGCGTAGCTATTGCTGGCATCCCAACTTGGTCAAGGCGGATTGCATCGAATGATGATTCGACCACATACACCTTGCTTGATGTTTTAACTCTGTGTAGATTAAAAAGGATCTTGCTCTTTGGCAGTCCTGGTGTGTTCTTAAAGTCCTTGCCCTCAACTGAACGACCTACAAAGCCCACAGGTATTCCGTCTGGAGAGTGAACAGGAATAGTAACCATGTCCTGCTTCTCCGAATATCCTAGGTCAAACTTCTGTACCGATTGTTCTGTGATTAGTCTTCCGTTGTAGTAACGCATTGCACGAGGTGAATCTAGAGCCTGTAGCGATAGTCGTTTAATCTGCAACTCATCGTATTGCGTATACATCTGCTTAACCACTAGCTGCTGGTTGATCTGTGCAGATAGATCACTCTCAGTTTCCTTAGACTTGATAAATCTGGCTGCCTCAAAATAAGTGCGACCAGATGTGTGCATGACAAACTCTGCTAGGTCTGCGATGTGGTGGCAAGAGAAACAAAAGAAGGTGCCGTTTGCTTTGTCAATTTCTCCAGCAGGTGAGCGTGAGTTGTTGTGAAAAGGGCAGAAGATGATGTAGTCAGAGTCAACCTCGGACTCAATGTTTATACCCGAACCCGTGAGGATTCGCTTGATCTGCTCTGCTGTATAAACACTACTGTTCCGTCTATTCCTACTGCCCATTTACTCTTTTTTCTCCCTATGTATGTTCCATAAACTGATAATTTAAACTCAAAATATTCTTTGCTACTATTATATTGTATCGTAAAGTCTGGGTCAATGTCAAGTCTTAAAGCATACCCAGTTTCACGCATTTCGGCGGTTAGCATCCTGAGATACTCAAGGCGTAACCTACCGATAGCCGAATCATCCTTTATGATGCCTTCAAGCTTAAATATTTTAATTGACTTGTGGTGTAAATTGACCATACACCATTATAACTGCTATTTATCTTCATAATCCTTGTACTTGTACCAGCCCTTGTCGAAGTCTACCTGCACCAAAAACTCACCCATGAAGCCGTTACGGTTCTTACGGAACACGCACTCTAGGATATCGGAGTTGGTTGCACGACCAAGTGCTAGCACCCAGTCAGCATCGTACGCAATCTGACGTGACCAAGCGGTCTGACCAAGAGTAGGAACGGTGTCCAACTTAGTTACATCGTCTGGCGTTGCTGATGAGATAGCAATGATTGGCATCTCTTCGCTAATAGCCATAAGCTTTAGTTCACGAGAAAGGTTCTTCATCTTAACGGTTTCATTGTCAGACTTTTGGTTAGGCGACATAAGTTGCAAGTAGTCAACAATAACTAGGTCTGGCTTATACTGATCAATCTTGCCACGAATAACGGATGGTGTAACTTCCCCACCATTATCATTGGAGATGATGTGGAACTCTGGCTTACCTGCAAGTTCCTTAGCATGCCAACGCTTTAGGTCCTCAATCTCCACCTGACCATTGCTCAACTTGCGGTGTGACCATAGACCTTCGCCCATGATAGCAAATACACGGTTACGAACCTCTGTCTCTGACATTTCAAGTGAGATGATTAGCGGAGACTTGCCCTGTTTCCATGCCTGTACCGCCATGTAAAGGGCGAACCAAGACTTACCGATACCTGGGTAGGCTAGAAATACGCCTAGCTGACCTGGAGTAATACCAGCAGGTAGGTAGTTGTCAAATCCTGGAAGACCAACCTTGATACCAACAGAGCCTAGTTCGCTCTGAATCTTTAGGTTCTCAAAGTAGGCGACAGCAGAGTCAATATCTGTAGCATCGATGTCACGGATAACTGCCGTATTCTTCTTTAGTTCAGATGTCTTTGTGATTAGATCTTCTAGTGCCTTTGTACCCTGACCAGCCTGAACCTCTGCAGCAGTAGAACGAAGAACATCTTTAAGGCTATCGTTTAGAAACTCTGCCTGTAGTTCTTCTAGGTGATACTTGGTAGCACCAATATTCTCAACTGGGGCAAAGTCTCGGAACTTCTCTACAACAAGATTGGTAGGTGGAACAGTGCCATTAGATTCAGAGTAGTTGCGAATGAAGGTCCAGATATCTCCATGGGTACGAAGAATATTCTCCACGTTTGCTTGTAGCAGGACGTGAACCTGCCTGTCTGCCAATACTGCAGAGATTAGTTTAGATTCTGTATTATTCATTTAGCCACTCCTTAGCCAGTTGACGGCGTTCGGCTCTCTCCTTAAGGTCTTGTTCTACCGAGGTTTTTCCATCGATAATCTTGTCTGCATAGTTTGCAAACCATTTCCAGCTTGGTGATACTGCTGTGTTGAAGTAGTATTCAAGTAGGTCGTAGCACTCTGGCAATCCATAGGATTCGATCAGAGCATCTGCAGCCCACTGCTCTACGTTTAGATTTAAAACTGGCTTTTGCTCATACTTGATAGTATGTAGTTTACTATAGCGACTGAGCAAAGCCATGCGGTCTTTGCGTTCTGCCATTAGTTGCTGTCAGCCTCTGACTGTGCTTCTTTAACCTTCTCGCCAAGCTTGGCTTCTACAAAGCTGTAGACACGCTCAAATGCTTCCGATGTGGTTTCGCTATCACGCTTGTTGTCTGATACTGATAGATCAATGCGTAGCGACTGAAAGTTGCCTAGATTCAATGTATATCCTAGACCAACCTGTACTTTAGTGTTTTCGTTTTCCATACCCAATATTACCTTCTCTTAAATTGATTCATTCCAGATTGGAACAAATCTACCGTCTTCTGTCTTCGTATATGTAAGTATACCATCTCCCATACGTCTTGTCAACTCCTGTTTTGTAGGTGTTATATCGTTGGTGATGAGCTTGTCCTTACGTGGTCTTCCAAAGTGGTAGGATGCAAGTATATCACGAATCTCTACAACTTGCAACTCTGAATAATAACTTCTTACCTGCCATCCAGTTGCTCCACCTTTTTGCGAACCAGTTGGTCCTGGAATCACCCCACGCTTCATGAGTTGGGGCATATATTTTTTATGACGATTTACGAGGATGGCTGTCTCTCCAACTGTGTATGCTCTAAGTCTATTTCTTTTAAAGTCAGAAATCATACAACTTTCGATTCTGTCCTTGTTAATGTTGTAAATGGACATTATCCCATTAGATCTATTGATGTGGTGTGACCTGACTAGATCTCCATTCAGAAACCAAACCTTTTTACTGCCTGGAATTACTGGTGCTGAATTGTAGGCTTCTCTGTCAAATAATCCAGAGCTGGACACTACAAGACTCCGATGGCAATAATATTGACCCCAATAGTTGCAGTTACTGATGTGGATACAACCACTATGTCAATTTCTGATTCGCTTGCCCGTGTGATAATAACTGAAACATTTGGCGTGTTAATTTTACTAATGCTAGTTACTAGAGCTGGCGTAGCAGTAACTACTGGGACGTGGGCAAAGGTCTTGCCAAGCTTTATGGTTTTGCTAACTTTTAAATTATTGCTATCTAGATCAACTCTGACATATTGCGTTACAATAGAAAGTCTAGTTGTTTGTGTGTCTGCTGCTGGAATAGCTGTGCCAGTATAAACCTTTGCATTTTTTGTTTGAACATCATCTTGAAGCTCATTGATAGCGGTAGCCATCCTTGAAATGATTCCAAGGTCTAGAACCTGATTGCCCGAAGGTACTTGTAAATTTCCCATAATAATCAATTATAGCATAAAACTATGCTATGGCTCCAGAATCATTACGCATTATTGTAGATACCCCAACACTAGACTGTGCAACTAAAACGTAGTTTTTACTTGTTGTTGATGAGTCAAAACCAATTTCTACATCGTCAATAGTGGTTTTTTTGTCCCAGGTCTCTACTTGAATTCTTGCTTTCATGTGTGTTGTGTTCTCGGGATCTGGTGATTTTGCGTAGGCTGTGTTTACTCTTACTGTAGAAAGGAGGGTCCAGTCCTGGTCGTACGTTGTTCCACCATCAGAAGACCACTTGATAAATACATCGTAGTCTGTAGTCTGTAATTCTACTGGCAAATCCCAAGAGATGCTCATTCCGTCTTCAGTTGCTACTATGTCTAGTGGAACTCCATTTGGATACTTTTGTTCTCCAGTAGTTTCCAGGTACCCCAGAATATCTTTAATTAGTTTTCCAGAGATTAAGTATATTCTAGACCAGTCAGAAACCCTGTTCTTGTCTTCGGAGGCTACCCTGTATCTTAGAATATATTTGCCGTCTGATGATATAGGTGGCAGGACTTCTTTTGGAATAATTGCTTTTTGCATTATCCCACATCCAAAGCAAACTTAAATTCTAGAAGAGATAGCTCATTATCGTATTTAATAACTGGTCTTGATTGTGGAGATCCAATGCTAGCTGAATTTTTTATAACTGTATATCCAGACATTCCATACTGAGCATCTATAGATGATAAATTTTCAAATGATAGTGCGTCAAGTGCGGCATAGTAGGATGAAGAATTATCGATATCTACGTATATCTTTATAAAAGAGACTGCTGACCATTTAAAGTTTTCGGTTTGATCCAAGTTAGCCAAAGTGCTGGATGCAACTATATACCTATCCGAGTAGTCGTAGTTGTCGCTTATTTCGTTAAATCTAAGTCTTGCGTATGTGCTTGGGTTGTATGCATCAGTATTAGCAAACTCAACCATTACCTGTACTCTAGATGGATCTGCTCCACCAAGTGTTTTGTTAATTACTGAAAATGCAAGTCTTATCTCATCTTTTGCTGGGTTTGCCCTATCTAGGAATGAAAGGTCTACCCCACTTAAAACAAGATGATCTTGTGCCGAAGCTGGCTCACTTGAATCGTCGTCTAGTAAAGATGAGTCCCCACGGACAATTACTGCATTGCTTAGGTATCTTGGTTGCTCTTGTCTATTAAGTCTGCTTTCAAAGAGAAAGGTTGCGTTGTCTGGATATGTCTGAAAGAAAGTTTCAGTTACATCTATATCCCCAGTTGATGCAGAATCAAGCCTTGTTTGCTTTATGGGCAACTCTAAAGATGTTGCTGCAGAAACGTCATTGAACAACCACCCGTCAGTCTCCTGAAATCCGTAAAGAATTCTTCTGACCTCTGTTCCTGCTGCACTGTTGTCTTCTGAAGGGTAGACCCCAACCTCTGTAATGGCATATCTTTCATCTACTGGCAGTTCTGCTGTAAACACAACCTCTGTAACTCCACTGTCAACATTGAGAGTTCTTGATGTTATTGGAACACGTGCAGTTTCGAGATCAAGCGATGTCTTTAAGGAAAAGTCTAGTGTTGCCAATCCTTCTGGAGAAACTGCTGTGCTTGCAACATTTGCTGTTGTTTTTGAGAAAGTAAAAGTCTCTGACGATGGCACAGTAGTAATCTCGTATGTGCCATTAAAGGTATCGTCAACACCAGAGATAGAAACCATGTCTCCAACATAAAATCCGTGAGGATCTGATGTTGTGATTGTTGCAACAGAGCTAGTCAATGCCTTATTTATAATAGATAGTGAAATGCCTGTTCTTGGATTTGCCCCACAGCCAATAGCAATGTGGGAAGCATAGCTTGGTATCTGACCAACCAAATACTTTCCTAGTAGTTCTACACCTTTATCTGTTATCATATTATCCTTTAGTATATTGTATCATCATTCAGGGAAGTGAATGAAATAAAAGATACCTCAGCCTCCTCGTCTACAACGTTTGTTAGGTTTATTACTACGCTCATAAGTGTCTCGTCAAAGTAAACCACCCTTGGATTACCCTGATTGTCCACCTCTCCTGTTTCCAGCAACTCTGGCACACTTGGAATTTTAGTGCTTAGGTCAATAGCGAGTAGTTCAAAGAATGATTTTTGATTGGTAACGTTTGGTGAAATTCTATCTGAACTATTATTAAAATTGCTTTGTGCTAAATTCTTGATTGGCTGATAAATTGGATCTGAGGAAACTAGTGCCTTTACCGTTGACACTGATGCTATCTCTCTTGCGTTTAATGAGTTTAAGATCATGTCTGCATACGCCTCATCTTGCTTGCCAAGATTATCTTGAATAAACTTTGCAGCGTCTAGAGATGGAGTAGACACTTTTACTGCACCTTTATTGTCTGTGGCAATAACTTTTGTTGCTACCTGTGGAGTTGCAGACATTAGTTGTGATGTGCTTAGAGTGTCTCCCTTTTTTATTTTAGCCATTAGCTTACCTCACTTAAATATATAATTGTGCTTGGTCCATTTTCATCACGAGAGTATTCTATTGTGTAGACAACATAGCGAGAATCTTTTAGCGATACCTGACCAACTCCATCATCATCTACATAGCTTACCTTAACAATATCACCAAGCTGAACATATGGGATGCCAAATACCGAAAGACCAACAGACTTTCTTGGCTTGGATGTTTTTGATAGAACCCATCCCATCAGGGCATTAGCCTCATCTTGAGTTTGAATATAGTCTGCGTTGATGTTAAATGACTTGACACCATACGTAGATCTACTGTTTTTTATATCTATGTATTCATTAAAAGCATCTACAGTTCTTAGATCTGTACCAGAAAAAGTTGGATTTGAGAAATCGCTATTCTTTGTGTAGTACTGATCAACAGTGAGAGTGTTCTTTGACTCTTCGTTAAACGCTACCCCAATGATTCTTAGATAATTTCCAGTAGATGAGTCCAGGTTTAGCACGGTGTCTGTAGCATTAAAAACCAAAAATTCTGCACCATACGCATTTGCAGTAAATCCAGAAACAACATAGTTTCTATCTTTGTTTACGGTTGGTGCTAGCTTTGCAGAAAGTGCTGGATAGGCTTTGTCATATTTAATGTTAAAGTATGCAGCCTCTCTCATGATTGTTCCAAATTCATCGTAGTAGATTCCAGACCTAGCACCACTTTGTGGGTCAACATTGGAAAGCATCGCTTCCTGAAGAATACCGCTAACTGCATATTTGTTTAAAGTATTTGCTACGTGAGAATTGTTGTTAGAAAATACTGGGCTAACTGTGGGAAGGTTGACATCTCTATCTGGATTGTTTCTGTAGTTTTGTCCCAATGCGTACACATTCTCAAACATTACTTTTGAAGAGCCACGATTAAATAATGCAAAGGTATTCATAATTGGTAGAGCATCCTTATCGTCTACGATTGCAAGCAAATCATTATTCAGATACAGATAGAACTTTATGCGTGTTGCTGATACCTTGACGTACTCAACGGCGATGTCGTAGACACTTGGATTTTCCTCACCCATGGCATTGCCCTGACCCACAAACTGACCGAAATCAGACAGAATAGATGTTTGCATTTTAAACAATGAAATTGGGATTGCGTTTCCAGTTGGTTGATTGTCTTGATCAACCTCATTTTTAACTTTATAAAAATTCACATTGCTGACAACTGGATCATCTGTTCCTGACCCACTATAGGATAAAGCAGATAACTCAAAGTAATATCCTTGGTTTGCGTTTGTTCCAGATGGATTCGCAACTATGGCAATTCCACCAGAGCCACCACTAACTGTTTTTTTCAAGGATCCCTCGGTATATAAGCTTGTTGAACCATAAATAATTGCTTGTCCATTTGATGATTCAGGTGCTTGTCCTACGATCCTGAGCCTGGTGCCAAAATGTGTGTACTGTTTGTCCAATGTTTTGTGTACGTAGGAAACAAAGTCTCTTGAACTCTTTATTCCCTTGGTTTTAAATTGATTTTTTGTTGGACCCGTAATGTTGAGTGCTGATGATTGCACAGATCCTGCAGTAGATTGTCTAAATTTTGGTGGCTTGTTTGCGTCCGTTTCATCTGGAATTGCAGTGATGAGAACATTCTTTTGAACTCCAGAAACTTTTGTTCTTTCTCTTGCGAATGTTCTGTTTGCCGAGCTGGTACCTGCTCCAACAACACCAGTAGCAACTGTTGCTGGAACTATTGCATCTTCAGTTGTAAACAATAGCTCTGATTTCATAGCAAAGCCATTGAGACTAGATTCTTCTGTCCAATATTCATTGATTCCTGCCGAGTGGGCAACAGTTTCTGTACCAAACTGACCACGACCATGTTTTGCAACTTCTCCACTTTTTAATCTGCTTGCTGTGTTTAGGTTTGAATTAGCGTCTATCAAATTGGTTGCTGGATTATAAGATTCGTAGAATGGCTCTGAATAAATCCTAACTTTTCCACTTGGATAAATCTTACCAGCAAATTGAAGTTTAGAGAAATAGTTTTTGTATTCTGTGACATCTCTAATCCAAACGTTAGAGATTTCCTCAACCCCATCTGTTGTGGAGACAATGGAATATTCAATTGCGTCATACTTAATAATTTCACCATTGGCATAGAAATATCCGTTGTATCTTGGTATCCAGAAAGCACTTTCGCCAAGATCAATTGTATTATTAACAACCTCTCCATCCACAACTTCTGGTAGGTCAATTGAAAGGTCAGATGCCAATGGGATTGCTGTTAGGGCATACCCACTTGTTTGCTTGTTCTGTTCATTGATAGATTGTTTAGAAGGTTCATTTGGTGCTTCCCACAATAGGACTGGCTTGTATACCCAAATTCTTCCAGAGTCTACTGCGTATGCTTGTTTAAGTTGAGACATATCTCTCTGAATGGATCTTGCACTATACTCAATTTTTCCATCATTATAGATATCGGATACCTGTGAGGCTACCTCAATAATGTTTGACAATTTTTTAGAGTTTTCTTTTACATAGAGTTCTCCAGCAACAGTGCTGGCGGCTGCATCTCTAGATCCATAAACAACAAAGTCTGTCTCTCTGGCAACTTCAGTTGGCATCAAATATTCCTTGCTCATGATTACAAGGTTATTATACTCATCAAAGAACATTGTAAACTGGAAAGATATTGCCAAGCTTTGAAGAATTTCTGCAACGCTAGTGCTAGGCTGAACAAAAAAGAATGGAATGTCTGGATCTTCTGTTGAACTTGTTCTCTTAAATACGTAGTTAGAAAATCCGATTGAGTCAAGCAGGTTGGCAACTGCAAAGCTTAGGCTAACATCTTTAAAGAAAATCTCTTGTGCAATCATTGACTCTAGCTGAATAAACTGGTCGCGAAGATTGATAGATATCATCCTGCTTTTTGCATCGCTTTCTGGGAAACCTTCTGCATACAGGGTCTTTATAGGTATGTAGTAATCACTATCGCTAACGTCTTTAATGATTTCATAAAGCTTTACCTGCAAATTTTTTGTAATTGCACCATTAATAATGCTTCCTGTGCCAGCCTCTGAGTCAAATGTATAGTTTGGGTTAAAGGCTTGATCGTAGTCAAAGATGTTCATTGTTCCAGATGAGGCTAGCAGCTGTCCGACAGGCAATCCGCTGACACCAAGATCTGAAGCATATTTCTTTACGGAAAAGTCTACCAATTTACTAGACAAATCAATTGCCAGCCTGGGAGACATTTCAATTAGGTCAAAGCTAGCACCTTGCTTATTCATTTCGGTAACAACAATTCTAATTCCACCAATCATGGCAAATTCTCTGTAGGTCAAACCACCCTCATCAAAGTAGTCTGGGTCAACCATTTTTGTTACAAATGGTGTAAATCTATTAATGCCTTCTTCGTGAATAGCCCAATCATACTCTGCGTTGTAGGGGCTATCGTATCCTGCGCCGCCAACCTTATTGTCATTCCAAATGTAATATTGTCCAGCAGAAGCAGTTCCTGCACCCACCAGATAAGCGTAGCCGTGTACTGATACTACTGGCAAGTCTGAGGATATTGCATAGTCCCCAGCGTGGTAGAAAGTGGTTTCGTATCCAGATGGAATAACCACACCATACTCTAGTTCTAGGTATCCATCTTCTTTCACTATTGCAGAACCATCTGATCTTTCTGATGCCGCATTAAACTCAATTAACGATTCCCAAGTTGTCCCAACAAGATTTTCAATTTTCCAAACTACTGGGGTTGTCTTGTTTGCATCTCCATAGAAAGGATCTGATGGTGTTATAGTTGTTTCCTCGTACGTTCCAACATTGGTCTGCATTTTAACAACAATTCTATTAGCAGCCACTGGATCAGTATAAACAACAAATGGTGCAGCATCATCTATTGTTTTTGATACTTTAGCAACTCCTCGTTCAATTGATACGTTAGCAACAATGTTTGGGTCATACTCTCTTCTTCGTGATGTCCAGTACTTAAAGTTATCCTGTTTGCTAGCAAAGTAATACCTTGGTCTTTGGCTCATGAATGGTGATTGAATCTGAACGCTTCCTGTAATCATTGCTTTGTTTATTCCAGATCTTGGTCTGAACTTTCCCAGGCAATCCTCTAAAGAGAATAATTGCTGATGTTTGTTGTCCCTAGTTGTGTAAAAGTATGGCTCTTGGTCAACGTCGAATCCTCCGTCGATAACCACGTCTGCATCTGTTCCTCCGTAGTAATACTTTGTGACAGATTCTTCTGTTTCTTTTAACCATGTAGATCTGACTACACCAAAATTTAACTCTGTTGGGTCTGCAACCGTTGGTCTAAATCGATAGTTGCCAACTTCTTCAATGTTGCTGGCAGAGTTCATGTTCCATTCTGCGATGGCGGCTGTCTGTGTTCTAATTACTGACGAAGATATTAAGTGGTTCTTTAGTTCATCGTATACCGCCACACCTCCAGAAACATAGGTTCCAATCTCTGCACTCACAACGGTAAACTGAATATTGGTTCTTGTGGAAACAACGGCATCTGGAATATTGAATACTGCAGATGGTTTTCCATTAGAATCAGTTGAAGTAATCCCAGAGATGTGAACAATGTCCCCAACAGCAAAAGTATTCCCACCGCCGCTATTGGTGTGATACGTAACCACTCCACTAGAAGTTGTAACGTTGGTGATAACTGCTGTTTTTGTTTGAGTTGTAAACATTACGCCTCTTCCAGTGTGAGGGAAATATTCCAAAAGTCGAAGTTCGTAGCTCCTCGCTTCTGCACACTATAACTAAAGTCAGATACAAACATTTCAATGACTTGGCTGTATTCTGCTAGATGTCCGTATTTGTCGGTGGTGTTATTAAAGTTTGATGTTTTGTCATATGCAAGATACACCCAGAATGATCCAGGATTGTTGTCATACCACTCAAGAATGTCTGCTCCACCTGCACCGCCGTCTGTAGTAAACTGGTATAGGTAATTTGCAGAAACATTCTGCGGTGCTCCCTGAGCCAACGTAGCGTCTACTGGAGTAGGTTTTCCAGTGCTTAGGCTAAAGTTTGGGTCTCCAGAAAAAGATCTAGATGGAATCATGTCCCATGAGAGATTAATGTTTAGTTTATCAGCGATGTGGTATGAACGCATACGACCATTAACGGTTCTTACACGATTTTCAATTCTATCCTGTGTAAACTCAATGGGTCCTCTGTTGTCGTCAGATAGGATTATGAATGATTTGTCTACGGATGTGTTAGACCCGATCTCGTAACCAGTAGGAACGTAGTATGACCTTCCAGCAACACCATTAGCATCTGTAACAGTTGTTGTTGTGCTATTTGCAACAACAAAATATGTTGAGGTTGCAGACAAAACGGTGTATGATCCATTGTATGTAGTGGGGGCAAGACCTTCAACACTAATGGAATCTCCAACAGCAAAGTCATTTGCAGCGGTATACTTTACGTTTCCTACGTTTGGACTTGATGGGGTAACTGCTGTAATGGTTGCTGTTTCTCTTAGTGAAAGTGTTCCAGAGTTGTTAGCCCATAGAATGGCTTGTGGGCGGCTATACTTAATCCTGCCCGACATGTATTCAGCGTAGTTATCTGTCATTATACTCTAGTTCCTCTAATCCTTTGCGAGTTAACTCTGTCGATTTGTCTAGATACCGCTCTAGCAATATCCTCAGCATTGGCATTTGAGCCATTGACATTCAGGTTAACACTATAATTATACACTGAATCGTTTCCGCGTGTTCCATTATTGATAGCCTTTAAGTTGTCTACCCCAAAGTTCTTGACTCCTGGCTGGCTTACAACAAACTCACCTGGGGCAAGCATTGCTGGAATAACGTCTGCTCCACGTGCCAATCCACCTGCATTAAAGTATTTAGGCTTGACCATTCCGCCCATGCCATAGTGTCCAACCATGCCACCATTTGCATACTTAAATGTGGCATCTTTTGCAGCAAGCACAGATTTAATGTTTTGGAAAACTGATTCAAGCATTTGTTGCTGGGAGTCCGCAGTGATTTTGGCACTTAAAGCTTTTTCAATATTGGTTGTTTTTAGTGCTTCGATTGCTGATCTAAGAACTGGATGGCTCTTTGCAAAATCGCTAGGCAGTGAACCTAGAGATAGATCAAAACCAAATGCATCGGCAAGACTTTTTGCGATTGGCTTCATGTCTGCAGATCTTTGTCCCAATCTAAGAACCTCATTGCTTCCTGGCACACCAAATGGAATTTCCTCTATTGTGTGTGGAATGTTTGTTCTGCCAACAAGATCCATGATTGTCTTCTTTTTTAGATGAGAATCTGCTTCAATCTTTGATTGCAGCTGCTTGGTATTCATTGACGCATCTACACCAATGTGGTAAGCACTCTTAGATATTCCACCTGCGGAACTCAGTCTTGCAAAATCTAGAATAGACATTTCGCCAGTCTTGCTATCAAACATTATGTTTCCATAGTGTGGGTCTGTATTTCCTAGTAGTGCATTCACAACCGCATCTCTTTGAGCAAAGTTGCTTACACCCGTATCCATCATTCTCATAAACAGGTCAGCCTGTCCTTGCTCCCCACGCAAAAGAGACATTGTGTGACTGAATGCATCCATAGACTGCATTCCTGGCAAAGCCTTGCTTCCTAGGACAAGACCGTTTTCAATGCTAGACATGTCGCCAAATATTTTTAGGTCTGGGGTATTTATTCCAAGTTTACGCAAGATATTGGCAACAAAGTATTCTTGCAGTCCAGTCCTTACCGCACCTTCTGGATAGTAATCTGCAGAAGACGCTGCTCTTATCATTGCGTCCTGTTGTTTTTTACTTCCAAGTTTCTTTAGGAAATACGGCACTCCGTCAACATCTCTTTTTCCTATAGACGAAATTCCTGGAACTATGCCCTTGTTACCGTCAAAAATACCTCTCATAATTGGAGATGATTCTGCAGAATCTTTTGCCACCCTTGTTGTTGGGAGCTTTTTGATTATTCTCTTTGGATCTTCAAAGCGTAGTGGTTTTCTTGTATTGAAAGAAAGTAAAGACTGGAAATTTGATAATAAATTATTTTTAAATTCATCGTAATAGTTTGAGTTATCTGCCATTGCTGGCATTGACTTAGGTTGTCTTAAGTCAAACTCTGCAAATTTTCCTGGCAGCCAGTCTGTCTTTGCGTCTCCGTGAGCATAACCGACATACCCCTTTTTCAACAAGTGCTGAATGAATGGATCTTTCGGACTCATTGCATTTAAAACTTCTTCCGTATGCGCCATCCAAGAATTTCCAGGACCAGGCTTGGATACTTTGGATAGACCAAACGCTTTAAGTTCCTTGTTCATTGTGGGAGTATCTATGTAACCACGAATATTTGGATTTTGCTCATAAAATCTTGCAAGGTCCTCATAGGGAGCCATTTTGTATTCGTATCTTCCAAAATTACTAAAAGCCTCTTGAGATATTCTTTCAGTAATTGCTGAGTAAACTCCAGGACCAAACAACTGTCCATTTTTCATTATGATGTCTTCCATTGGAAGAACTTTTGAGATTAGGTTATCTGATCGATGAACTCCCAAAGCACCTAAGATTGGTCCCATCTCTCTTGAAGACTTGATTCTCATAAAGGCTTTAAGGATTCCAGATTCTGGAACTTTAGATCCTACTAGAATTTTTGCTGCATCTGCAGACTCAAACAAACCTTTTAGAATAGGATCAATTTCTTCTTTGGTTTTATAAGAATCACTTCTTTGAGACATTCTTTGAGACTCTGCAAACCTGTAATCTTTTTTAACAGATTTACGTGTTTTACTTGATTTGTAGAAGCTATTGACCAAGTCTTTGGCGTAATTTTGTGCTTTCAGGTCTGGGTCTAGCTTAATGCCCATCTCTATGATATCTTCAATATGTGGATAACCAGTGAATTTACCTGCTTCTAATGATTCCAGCAACACATCCTCAACAGACGTGAACCAGTCTGAATTGAGCAGTTCATTGTATTGCTTTATCTCTTTCTTGGATAGCCCAAGGTAATCTTTATGATCCGAGTGCAATGGATGTTTTGGGTTATTGGCTATAGACATTCTATGTCTAAGAAGATTCAAAGGATCATCCTCAAGAAATCCCTGTTGATTTTCAATGATGTCACGAAGACCAATCACTGATTTTAGTGGATCGTCTGCCTTTATCCTATTCATTACGATTTCCTCTGTGGCTCCAGGGTAAGTGTATGATATCCTGTGAGCAGTTGCTAAAGCAGTTGTAACTTCTCTAGTTTCAGACCCAAGCTTCATATAGTCTTCAAGCATTTGTGTAGAGTCCGCCTCAAGCAAACCGCCATACTGTTCATTAAGAGCGGTTTTAAGTTCTTTAGAAATCTTGTCAGAGTAGAATAGGTTAAAGTCTTCAACAAATCTAATTGCTTGCTCATCCATTGTTGCAACTGATAGGTCTAGTGGGTCTCTCATTCCCAGAACTTTTTGACCAGGCTTTATCTTAGACTTTATTGCACCCCCAATAGTTTTAAGCGGTGCAGTTATCTTTCCAGCACCCTTTGCTGCTTTGCTTGCAGCGACTGCAGCTTTTCCAGTCATGCCAACTCCCTTGGCTACTGCCCCAACACCTAGGTATGTTGTTGGGTCTCCAAATACATCTAAGAATCCACCAACGATCCTTGCCTGAGCCTTACCTTCTTCTGTGTCAGTTCCGAACCATTGGTTGTCAATTACTGTTTGTGCTGCTTGCTGGAACCCTGTCTTGAATTCTCTTTTTGGATCAGCAAGGTGTCCATATGTAGATACAAATGGATCTGCAAAGAAACCTCCTGCATTAGAAATGGTTGATTTAGCAAAGTCACCAAGACCCATTTTTCCGCTACCAAGTTTTCCAACATTTGAGATATTCTTCATTGTAGAATTAACTGCAGAACCAACTAGGTTTACTGGCAGTGCTAGTGTGGACATCAAGAAGTCTGTGTATGGGTTTGAAGTAATCGCTGCCCCGAATCCCTTGACAAATGGGTTTGTGCCCATATCAGCCATCATTCCTTGGAAGCCAGCCTCAAATCCTTTGGCACCGCCAGCGGCATACAGAGAAGATCTCTTGTTGTCTACAGTGCTTCCAGACTTTGAGTTAACTGCGTCGCCAATTGCAACTGCTTGAATTAGTCCATTTAGTCCTGGAACATACTTTGCCCAGCCAGAGTTTTCTCTAGCCCAATCTGCTACTGGGTTCTTGTCTTTTTTCTTGCCTCTGTTAATATTGTTTAAACTTGATCTTCTGTCGTCAGAGTACTGCGCCCTCTTTAGAGCCATTCTTCTTTCGTCTGATGATGCGTAGCCACCCTTCGCATAACGCCCTACAAGACCTCCTGTGGCGTATTTAGCTATGTTTACAGGACCGCCCTTCATAAACTTCTCGGCGTGGTTCATCTTGTCAAGGGTATCAATACCTAGTGCCTGAGCAGCCTTTGCACGAATAACATATTCTCCATTAGATAGCATGGCAGGGATGGAGTCTGATGTTCCAGTTCCCTTACCGCGAATGTAACCACCAGCAGCTCTAGCCTCTTCTGGGTTCCAGAACTCAAGCAGGAGCTTCTTCATCTCCTCATCGTCGATTAACTTTTCAAGCTGTGCCCTAGTCCTGCCCTTTGGATCTTTGAGTATGGACAATGCCCCTGTTCTTGCCGTTTCAATTGCGGCTCTTTGGTTTTCGAATGTAGCTGCTGCACTGTTCTGTCTTGCTTGCTGTACCGCTCTTGCTGCACCAGCAACGTCACCTCTAGTAATAGCATCGGCTATGTCTAACTGATCTTGTTGCTGCTGAGAAATAAGATCATTAGCTTTTTGAATTTTGTCAAGCGCGTCGAGTCTATCGTCATACTTCTTATTAATCACATCTTCTTTTTCAGCAATGATTGATAAACCAGTTTCGTAGTTGCTTAGCAGTTTATTGATTGCCTCGTATTTTTTCTGAATTGCTGTGAGAGGTTTTCCTCCGTTAGGATCTTCAGTTTCCAGTCCCAACAAATCCTTTAGGTCTTTTTTAAGTTTAGCAATTGCTGCTTCAAGGCGGTCTGGACTCTTGATACCAGAAGCTCCAGAAACTAGCTCTTGATACTTATTGAATATTTCTAAAGCTTTTGACGAATTAGAAATAGAAAGCGTGTACAGGTCGAACTGGAATGCCGCATCAGTAATTGAAGACATAGACTTTTTAACATCTGGTGGATATGGAAATATGTCAAACATTATCCCACTTGCATATTCTTTTTGATATGGTTTTGCCTTTTGGTAGACCTCTCTAAGCTCATCCACAGATGCAGCATACTCTGATTGAGAAATCTGTCCGTTGTCATATGCAACTCTTAATGCTGTAAGGGCGCTTGTCATGTCTCCTACAGTTTTCTTAATATTTGCCTTTGTTTCTGGCTTTATGAAACCACTAACCCTTTCTTCGGCACGTTTGATATCTTTTTCAAGTTGCTCAAAGGAAATATTTTTGCCGCCCGAAGAAACTAGTGTGTTTTTTGTTGCACCCTGACCTAATGCCCTGTCTCTTTCTCGTCTAAGCCTGTCAAGGTTGCTTGTTTCTGCGTTTATGCTCTTTGTATCGCCAGTTGATGCCAGAAGCTCTGCACTCTTTTTTACAAGATCTATAGCATTTTTTCTACCAACTTTTGTAGTAACGTCTACTTCTGAAAAGTCTATCTTTAGTGTTGTTTTTCCAGCTTCTTCTTTCAATGCTTGAACGATTACTGCAATTTGATCTGGTGCAAAGTCAGCAGATAGACCAAGAGATAGACTTTTTAGAATAACTCCCACCTGCTCGTTTGTTCCTTCTTTTAGTGCGGTTATTGTTGTTTCGTATTGTTTCTTGAATGCTTCATTTAACTTAAGTTCTTGTACTGCCACAGCTTCCTGGTTGGTCATTTTTGCATTTATTTTTGCTGGCTGGAAATATTTAGAAGACAAAGAAGTTCCAAAGAAGTCTGCTAGGGACTGCTTCTTATCTGTTGTTAGTGTTACAGCTTCTGCACTATCTTGTGCTTGCTTAATTCTTTTTCTTTCTTCTCTTGTTGCAAGATCAATGGCTAATGCCAGACCACCCAAAGCGACACCTGCTATGGCAATGTGTGGTAGGAATGCTGCAAGACCTGCGGTAAGTGCAGGAAACATTGGCAATAGACCAGCAACCATGGATGCTCCACCAACAGCAGTGGCTATTCCTGGATCTGGGATAGAGGATGCAAGCATTGACCCACCAATGGAAATAGCAGAACCAATACCAATACCACGCATGCCACCTGTAAATTTGCCAACCTTTGCAGCTCTTGCGTTTCCAGCTGCTTTGCTAAACATTCCAGGTTTGGCTTTTTTCTTTGCTGCACGAACTTTCTGTTTTCTGTCTTCGATTCTTTGCTTTCTGGCAGCAATAACTTGTTGTGGTGATGGATCTTCCTCTTGACCATATAGTCGCATGTTGGTGGCTTTTCTTGCTTGGCTTTTCATTTCAGCCTGTTTTTGTGCCTTGCTTACTCTTGGTTTTCTTGGTGGCTTGGGATTATCTACAGCATCAATCTCAGCCTGTGTAGGATTGTAAGAACCATACTTCAGATAGTTTTCTGCCCTTTGCTGATCACGGGTTAGCTTTCCTCTCTGTCCAGATGCAACCTCTGCCTTTCCTTTTTCAAGTAGAGCGTGTGCCCTTTTTCTACGTTGCTCATCTGTCTCTGTAGCCTTCTTTTTTGACTTTGTATCTTTTTTGATTGCCTCTGTGTTTTCTTCTACCGCCTTATTGTTTTTCTTTCTTGTGTTCGTAGACTTTTGACGCTCTTTCTTTTCTTCGGTAGTAGCCCTGTTTGCCTGAGTTCCACCAGAAGGTGTGGACAAGAATGGCTGACCGCCGTATCCATTCGTAGCATAATGTGTGCTTTGACCAGGGCGAGGTGTGCCTTTGCTGGCATCCTTGATTGCCCCCACTTTAATCTTTGTTGGGTTTCCCTTTTTATCTCTAGCGTATATCTTTGTTCCTCTTTGCTCCATTGAGCCACTCTTGAGGGCTTCCAGATATTCTTCTTTTTTGTAATCTGTTCTCAGGTCACCGACAGTTTGTGCTCTCTGCCTAAGAACCTCTTTTGCTTTTGCCACCTCTTTTGAATCGTTTGCTTTCGCCGTTATTACACGTGAGGTTGCGGTGGCGAGAATTTCGTCTGTTACTTTTCCACCCTTTGTAATCTTGGTTACTTCTTTTAGAATACTGTCTTCAATGCTTTGAAGGGCTGCATCAGATGCTGGATTGCTTATGTCCAGCCCTCCCATACTTGCTGTACCTCTAAGCTTTCCAGTTCTATCAGTCCAAGCTTGAATAAATTCCTCATAGGCTACGCCTTTCTTTAATCCTTGATTTATCGTGCTTGGCAGGTCTGCTGTAAGCGAACCAGAGAAGAAAATTCTTTCTTGCTGTTCTGGAGTAAGGTCAAAGAATCCTGGGAACTTTTGCTCTATCTGTTGTCTGATTTTGGGATCGTTTGGATTTAGCTTTCCTTGAAGATGTGCTCTATGTAGGGCAAATCTACCCTTGCTAAATCCTGGGATGTTTCCAGAGATCATGCTATTGATAAATCCGCTGTACTTGGTAGCCATCTTTGCAGGGATAACCGCTTCGCCTGGAGCAAGCATTGCAGGAACAATGTCTCCAGCACCCTTTGGACCTGGTACTGAAAGTACGCCAGAAGCATACTTCTTTTTAGGTGTACGTCTTCCTGGTGTTGGACCAAATTTTGCTTGCTCTACTGTTGCTTTTGTATATGCCGAAGTTAGAAGTTCTAGTGCTTTTCTCTCAACGGTAAATGCTTGAGTAAGCTTTGTGTGTGATTGCTCAAGTGAGGCTGCTACCGCTGCTGCCTTGAGTTGCTCTTGGGTCATGAAGTGGGTTGTTTCTCCAAGAACTGTTGACGATGATGAGACCCTGTTTAGAGTATTCTTTACAAAGGCAAATCCCTTAATTACGTTAGCTACACCGTTAGCAATCAAACCAAATGTCATTAGGAATACTGGACCAAGACCAGCAACAATACCAGTAAAGTTAACAATGAACTGCTTCATTCCTGGTTCTAGTTTATTAAAGTTAGCAAGCACATCCCTACCAAAGTTAATGAGTGGGGTAACTGCTTTCATAAACTCTTCACCTACTGGTGCTAGCTCTTTCTTGAAGTCTTGAATAGCCTTTTGGAACTTGTATAGTGGTGATGATTCAATCTGTCTAAGTTCTTTTTGTGATAGGGCTGCAAGACCTACAGAACTTTGCTTCATGAGATCTAGAACTGTGCTTGCCTGGCTACCCTGTTGAATTACGTTTTTAAACAGTGTGGACATACGGGCAAACTGGAACTTGCCGAACATCTGCTCAATTGCACGGGCACGGCTTAGTGGGTCAAGTGTGTCAAGTGCTTTTGCAAAGTCTACAACTAGTTTAGATACATCCCCCTTGTTGGACTCAACTATCTTTGTTATGTCAACGCCAAAGCCCTGAAGCATTTTGCTAGCTTTTCCTGTTGGGTTAATTAGGGATGCAAGACCAGACTTTAGAGCGTTAGCACCCTCGGACGCATTGACTCCACCTTCTTTCATCGCGGTCAGGAAGAATGCAAGATCTTCTACATCTCCACCAAGTTGTTTGATAACTGGAGCTGCCTTTGGAATAGCCGTTGTTAGGTCTTCAATGGATGTTACAGTTTGGTTTTCAACAGCGTTGAGGAAGTTAATCTTTTTTCCAAGTTCTTCGGTTGCGGTACCAAAAGCATCTGTAAGGGATATTGTTGTCTCAAGTGCTTTTTGCTGTTCTACGTTTCCAAGTACTGCGAGCCTTGTAGCACTTGTTACCTGGGCAAGAAGGTCTGCCCCAACTTTACCGCTGGCGGCAGCCTGAGCAGCCATCTCCATTGTATCCGCTACTGCCACACCATACTTGGTAAACTCTGTTGCAAGATTCTGAATCTGCTTGAGCATCTTGTCTGTTTCTTCTGTTGCAGTAAAGGTGTCTCCATACACACGCTTGAATTTGATGGCTTGCTCTTCCATCTGCTTGAATGTTTTTGTTGCTGCCATACCTAGGGTGGC